ATGTACGCGTGTCCCAGATTTAATTCCGTAATGGTCTAAAGTATTGGAGTTGATCAATTCTTTTCCTTGGAATACGATTTGTTGAGTATCAATCAAGAGATTTTCCGCGAGATATATCCGTTTTTTGAGTTGGTCAACGGTGGCATATTTAGAAATGGTCAATGGAATAACTTTTCCAGTTAAAGTAACAAGTGTAATATCAATCATGGGGTTATATTCAGGTATCAAGTCTTGAATTGGAACAGATAGAGTAAAATCCTTGCATGACGCAGAAATTGGAGTGAAGTGGATTGCTTCCATTTTGAGTTGTGTATACTATAAAAAATAATATTGGTTTCAATTTTTTATAGTATAATCATTTGCTTGAACTGTTGTTTCGTTTCGTCGGTAACACGATTCACTACAAAAGCATACATTTCGTTATCGGATGGCGGAAACACACGTTTACACCATCCATGTCCTTTTGTTTGATATACAAAGTCATCTAATGCTTTTCCATTTTCGCCAAATATAAGTGAATAGAGTTGGTTGACAATTTCAGGCGGAGAATGTTTGAACAGAGCCAACGTATGAGGTGAAAATTGGTTTAATTTCTCTACACAGTTGGCTTTAATGGAGTCGTGGTTGACAGATTGATGATGTTTCACTAAATCTTTGGGAGAATGACAAATAAAATACCCCAACATTTCGGTATATAAAATGTCAACTACTTTCATGAGTGAAATAAAGTAATCGGAGGAATGAAGTTTGACCGCCATGGTTTGTAACTATATAAAATGTTAGTAACTGATTCAATTTTTTAAATCAATTTCATCAAATAATGTTTTTTCGGGAGAGGTTGGATATTCATTCGTAGACCGAATCAATTTGGGTTTTTCAAAGTCAATTTGTTTTAATAAATTGTTATATTTATCCTGTTCATTTTTTAATTGAGTTTGTAATTTTTCTATTTTGTGCATTAAAAAAAGAGTCGTGTCATAAATAGTAGCCATATGTATTTATATAGAATTTATTTTCTTAGAAATAGATTCATCCAATGAACATTTATTATTTATACACATTTTTGCATAATGATAGCAAAACCGATTGAAAATTAAATGTACATTAGCTGGATCCAATACAGCAGGCATAAATGGCAATTCTTTATCCCGTACAAACCGAACCATTTCTAAATATAATTGAAGATCATTGCCAATCATTTGAATTAATTCTTTTTGTGGAATTTGTGTGAATAATGTATTTTTGTATAAAACGTTTAGTACATGTTGTTTTTTTTCTTCCACAGACTTGAAAATAGTAAGTTTAATACTTGAATCAACGAGTTCATGAATCATAGGATAAAAAATAGTATAAAACTGAACAGAATCCATAGTGTAAAAAATAAAATATATTTAAGTTAAAACGGACACTTTTGCATATGTTTGGGATTAAATACAACATCAAACAAACTGGCATAATAAATATATTCGGTGGTGTATATGTTATGTTTAAGTGTACTAGACAATTCAACTACATATCCATTTTCCATTTCCATGTGATGTAGTGTAAAAGTCACTAATGCCTTGTTCAGACACCGAACCACAACCCAATCTTCAAAATATTCTACAATTGTTCCATTGTACAAGTGTATGAAAGATAGTAGATTTTCCATAATTTGTTTACTAGATTCAGTTGTAAAATAAAGATGGTCTAGGTCGTCAATATCCAAATCAATGTCAAAGACGTAAATTTTATTGAGTTGTATGAAATGAATAGGTCCAACGATACGGCGCATCACAGGAACATCCGTAAATTCTACAACAAGTGATGTGGGTGTAAAATAGTGGATATGTACTGGAATAAGTTCACCATTATACGATAAAGTGGCATTATCAACGATGACAAATACAGTTCGTTGTATTCTAACTTGTTTTGGTGTTCCATCCAAAAGGGTAGTATAATTTCGCAAAAGAATTTGATGAGGTGTAGGCAGAGCGGCCATTGGTTTAACTAGGATTAAAAAAACAATCTGAGTCAATTTTAATTAAGCATATAATAGTGAATGAGAATGTAATTTTTCGGGGAAATAAATATAGCTTGGTTCTATTCGGAGTGCTTCGTCTACCATGTCATCTGTAATATTATTAGAATAAGTTGTTTGAATAAATGTGGTTATTTCCGAAACATTTATGTTGATAGATGATTCATAATGTCGGTCAATGAGTCGGCGCACATATTCGGGAGTTAATATTTGGCGATCAGGGCGTTTTACAACTCGTTGTTCGGATTTTACAAATATGTTACCCATGGCTTATACATGTAGAATTATATAAAAATATTTCAATTTTATAAAAAATTGAAATTATATTGTTGTAAACTGTTATGTATCAAAATGCCGACGATTGGACATCCGTTTCTGTTGGTTGGACCTGAAATCACCAAATGGGCAACTGAAATTCCCGATGCATTTCAAAGTATATTCAACCCCACTAACATGAAAATGCCATATGATTCAACAACATCGTTTGTGCGCGACATTATCAAACTGGACCACGGAAAATACATCGTTACTTTCAACACTGTAACTAGCATGTTGGTATCCGTGTTTCACAACCTATATCATGATACTGCCCGTCTAGTCATTTCTCCCGATGTATATTACGAAATGTCTATTGCAGATGTCACGAAACAACACTATCTTGAACCGAGTGAATTCAAAACTCGCGGACCGTATAAAAAATGCGTGAAACCATTCATCTTGTATAAAAAAGATATTCCAAGAGCTTACACCTGCGAACTAAACGAAGTGAAAACCGAAATATATACTGTTCCTCTATAACCGAAATGTATTTTTTTCAATATATGAATTATATTTAAACAAAATAATATTTATACTATAATGAATATTCAATATGAAATTAAAACAGATGACATTTATGGGAAAGGTATTTATGTGATGGAAAATATTAAAGCAGGAACGTGTGTATGGACGTATACATTAAACGAAAATGTATTTGAATATGATGAAGAGCAAACTATTTCTTATTTACAAAATTTACCTAATTTGGAATCTCAGCAACGATTTCTAGATTTAACTTTTGGAAAAGGTTGCATGTTGTGTTTAATCACGGATGATGGACAATATGTAAATCATTCAGATGATCCTAACTGTAAAACTGATCTTGTATCTGGAAATTGTTACGCCATAAAAGATATTGAAAAAGGCGAACAAATTTTTGAAGATTATAATTCTTTTAACCATCCATCTTTTCTTTTAGACTTGTTAAAAAAATATAAGTGTGAACCAACTTGTTATACGATAAATATTGAGTAAAGTGGTCTACATACCAATAAATTCGTCCAACGCCATGTCGTGATACGCAGCAGATGCTTCTTCTTTTGGTGTAAACATGATTCTGCCATTGTGCAATTCCTTAAATGAAAGTTCAAAATCGTAGTTGTCAATTTCAAAATATCCGTAGTAAAATACTGGCTCGGTGCCGAGTAGTTCGTCGTCCTTGATTGTTTCACTTGTGCCGTAAATTTCTCCAGTGTGCGTAAAATGTAGAACTGTTCCTTCGGGGTAACCTGATGTATCGTTGGCGGGACAAACCATGACTGTGGTTGGCCGATTCAAATGGAAACTATTCCCATACCACGGAAATGGATCGGAATTGAAGTATTCCCATGCATTTGCGATTGCATCTCGTGGGTGCATTTTAAGCATTTCGCGTGCCATCATGCGTTCAAGAGTCATCGTTTGGTAAGTGCTCATGATTTTAAAAATAAAGATTAATAAATTATGTTTCAATTTTAAATCAATTCCTCTACATTTAAATGTTTCGGTTTTTACTATTTCCAGACCATTGTAGTGAATAACCAAATTTAGTGTAATAATCATAGGCAAAGTTATACGATTAAAAAAAATAAGCGTTTCAAAAATTAAATTGGTTACGATGTAAGTTCGCGATTCATGGCTGCTACGCGGTCACTTGTGGATGACAGTGCACGAAATAGTGATGGAGGAGGAGGTGCATCTTCGTTTTCTATTCCACAACCATCAGTATAAATAGGCGCATTCGTCATGGTGAGTTGATTTCCCTGTTCAAATGCTTCCAATGTGCATCCAACGTAGGTAAATGTCCAACCGCATGTTTCGGCACGTTGAATCAATGTATTTAGTTGGTGAAGTTTCATTACACTTGTATTGTTTTCTCCATCGGTCACAATCACTACATTTTGTGGTGCAGTTGCATTCAGAATTCCGAATGCAATGGCATCAAACAATGCAGTTGCTCCTAATGGATTGTAATCGGTAATTTCAAGACGAGGATCATGTACATTTAGAGACGGTGTGAATCGGAAATATTCATTGAACCGAATAATTGTAATATTTACGTCAAACCCAGACGCTTGTTGACCTTCTAGATAACCAGAAACAGATTGAACTGCTTCAATTCCCATTTTGTTCATACTACCAGTTTCGTCTAGAATAATAGTAGAATCCATGGGAATCCCGTGAACTGATCTAGGAAGTTCTTTGGACATATCCATCTTTGAAACAATAGTGTGATAATACTTGGTATAGATTGATTGACAATGCAGCGGTTCTGCTTCGTCGTCTGTCACCTCAACATTATTGGTACCAGCTACTGATTCTTGGCGTGACAGGATAGGCCGAGATGGCGGCATATCAATCGCCAAGTCTGACTCGTCTGATATAAGTTTGCTCTGTGTGGAACCCATGGTATATTTTTTAAAAAAATACAATATTACTTCAATTTTTTATTTATGTTACTATAAATTACGTAAATATTATCAATACAATCATTGCAATAATGTTTGTTTTGATAATTTACAAATTGTTTACTGTGTTTGTTACATATTTCGCATTTTTGTGGTTTATAATTACACAAATCATTTAGGCATGTGTTGCAATATAATTTATCATTATAACGTATGAGACCTTTCGTATACCATTCATTGCAAAGACAGCATGATTGTAGATAATTTATGCATGTACCACAAATATTTTTTTTATATTTACACGAATAATTTGTTATATTGGTTGGATGATTGCAAAACGAACAGTGCGTATTCCCCATTTTAACATTTATTTTAAAAAATAATATTTATTCAATTTTTAATATTTAGTAATATTATGAGTGATTGCCGAAAAAAAAACTTTGACGAATGTTATTCTATGCCCAACTGTTTCATGACAAATGGTCAAAAACGTAAATCGTATTGCAGAAAAAGTTTAAAAAAAACTCATTTATGCAAGGGACAAATCAAAGCATTATGCAATGGCCCATCCTGTTTGTATACCAATGGTCCAAAACGGCAATATTGCCGAAAATCAAGACGTAAATCATCACGTTAAATCTATAATATTATCTGATGGGGGAGGAGTAACGGTATAAAATTGTTCTCGTCGTAATGCACGCATTGCATCCCTGCAAGTAACACAAATGTATCCTGTTACAGGTGAATATCGGCGACAATACACTAGTTTCC